TAATAACATGGCTGATTTACTAATGAAAATGCCGATTCCTTACGAACCGAAACGTCAGAACCGATTCATCTTGAGGTTTCCTTCAAGTTTGGGAATTAATGAGTGGTTCGTGGAAAGTACGAAAAGACCATCTATCAAAATTGTTTCAACAGAAATACAATTTTTAAATACATCAACATATGTTGCAGGTAGATTTAACTGGGACGAAATGACAGTTAAGTTTAGAGACCCAATCGGACCGTCAGCGGCTCAGGCTCTTATGGAGTGGGTTCGTTTACACGCAGAATCTGTGACAGGTCGTATGGGATATGCGGCAGGTTATAAAAAAGACATTGACTTGGAGATGTTAGACCCGACAGGTGTTGTTGTTGAAAAATGGATTCTTTACGGAACCTTCCTAACAAGTGTGGACTTTGGTTCTTTAGGATATTCAACAGACGCTTTAGCAGACATCACAGCTAGTCTTCGTCCTGACCGTTGTGTATTGGTTTACTAATACTATTTATAAAAAATCAATAGAAACTATATTTAACCGTAAAGACATAAACTTTACGGTTATTTTTTTATATGGACAATCAAACATCAAATTACGCACAATCTAATTTTACACTCCCTCATGACGTGGTTCCTTTACCATCTCAAGGAGTATTTTATAAAAACAAAAAGAAATCTGTTAAGGTAGGTTATCTTACAGCTGCGGATGAAAACATTCTTTTATCTGGTAACGAAGATATTACTACTAATTTAATTAGAACTAAATTATATGAACCAGATATTAGAGTTGAAGATTTATTAGAAGGAGATGTTGAGGCGATTCTTGTCTTCTTAAGAAACACTTCATTTGGCCCCGAAATTACATTGAATGTAACAGACCCTAACACAAGAAAGGTATTTGAAACAACTGTAGTTTTAGATGAGTTAACTATTATTAATGGTCAAGAACCGTTAGAGGATGGGACATTTATGATTACATTACCAAAATCAGAGGCAACAATCAAGATAAGACCAATGACATATGGTGAAATGATGGAGATAAATAAAATGTCGGAACAATATCCTCAAGGAAGAACAATCCCAAGAGTAACTTGGAGATTAAACAAACAAATTGTTGAAATAAATGGAAATCAAGATAAAGGAGAGATTGCCAAATTTATTGAACAAATGCCAATCATGGATTCCAAATTCATAAGAAAATTTATGGATGAGAATGAACCAAGATTAAACATGAATAGAGTAGTAACAACCCCATCAGGAGATAGACTGACAGTTAACGTCGGTTTTGGGGTGGAATTTTTTCGTCCTTTCTTCTGATTATAGAAAAGGTCAATTAGACGAATTTTATTATTTAAGTACATTAATGAATGTTGCATGGCAAGATTTTGAAAAAATGCCAATTTTTGTAAGAAAATATTTGTTGGATAAATGGATTGAAGAACACAAGGGAAATTAAAAAAATAGTCCTTCTTCTATTTATAAGAAAAACACTTGAATGGCAGATAACAAACAATCCGCGGAAGATTATGGTAAAGAAATGTCGAAAGCGATATCCTTTGGCACAGACGAATGGATAGGTGCTGTTGGGCAAATGATTGAAGCGGGTAATGAACTTACCAAAGCTTTTTCACAATCTCGTGCCAGAGTAAGTGAGATGATGAGTGCTGTTAATGAAGCCGCTCCAAGAATGAGAAGACTTGGTGCTAACTTCCAACAGACCCTCGAAGTAATGAAAGATATTGCGGTTGCAACAGGTAAAAATACCTTAGCATCTGCGGATAGTGTTGCTAAATTATATGCTACAACAAAGGCGATAGGTGGTGATGTTGGAAACATTGTTAAAAGTTTTGAAAGCGTTGGAATCCAATTTGGAGTCATTGGTGGTCAGTTGGAAGAGGCGACAATGAATGTTAGGGATTTAGGTTTGAATGCAAGAGAGGTGATGACAGACGTTGTTAATAACGCGTCAGCACTCAATAAGTTTAATTTTGACGGAGGGGTTCAAGGGTTATCAAAAATGGCGGCAAGAGCGGCACAATTGAAGAGTGATATGCGTACAACTCTTGATTTTGCTGATAGGATGATGAACCCTGAAAATGCAATTGAAATGGCATCCGCATTTCAAAGATTGGGTGTTACTGCCGGAAACCTTGTTGACCCATTTGCGTTAATGAATCAATCAATTAACGACCCCGGTGCATTACAAGAAAGTATTTCAAAAATAAGTAAGCAATACACTTACTTCGATGAAAAAACAAAATCATTTAGAATTAACCCTCAAGGGATGTTAACTCTTAGACAGTTAGCTACAGAAACTAATATGAGCTATGAAAGTTTAACTAAAACTGGATTGGCGGCAGCAGAACTCGATAAGAGATTATCACAAATTAGCCCTAGCATCACATTCAAAGATGAATCAGATAAGCAATTCTTAAGTAATTTGGCTGAAATGGATTCAACAGGTAACTATGTTGTTAAAATTAATGACCAACAAACTAAAAACCTTGCGGATGTAACACAAGAAGAATTTAATAAGTTAATTACTGAACAAAAGAATCAGCCCAAAACAATGGAAGAAATTGCCAGAGCTGGTATGACAACAAGTGAAGTTATTAAAAATGATGTTGCGGCAATTAAAGGTGCGATTATTAGAGGTGCTGTTGGAACATCAGTGGTTAAAGATAACCTTGAAGCGTTTAGAAAAATTACAACAACACCAACAGGAATTTTATCTGATAAAGTTGGTAGAACCGAAATTTTTAATAAACAATTTGAGACTGTTTCTAATTCAATCAGAGATGCTGCTAAAGAATTAGTGAAAACTGATGGTAAATCTATGGGTGATGTAATGAAAGATTTAGGTACTAAGTTTGGAAAACAAGGTGATGAAGTTAAAAAAATTGTTGAACAACTTGGTATTTCTGTTTATAAAGATATTAAGGGTAAAGATGTGAGTTACAGGTCTTCAGAAATTGGTGACTTAGCAAATAAAGCGTTAAGAGGCCTTGAGTCATATGTTGATAAAACTGATTTTGGTAAGAAAGCCGCAACAACAACGGGAACCAAAAGCGGGGTAACAGTAAAACCTGCCAGCGGAAAATCGGCCTTACTTGAGGGAACAGACGAGTTTACAAATGTTACAAGCAAAGACAAAACATTAACATCAACGGTAAATCAAACTGTTGATTATAGCGGAACGATTACCTTCAAAGTAGATGCCCCACCTGGTGTTAGTACACAATACCTTACAGACTTCTTGAATAGTGAAAAATTCAAAGAGCAGATATACAACTATGTTCAAGAAAAAAACAGACAAAAAGAAAAGACGAAGTAATTTCACTTCAGAAAATTATCAATTAACCTATTTATAATAAAAGTATTGAATGGGTAGTCCCTTAGATTTAGTTAGTTCGGAAGCGTTCAGAAAGAAACTCATCACGAGAAATTTGACCCCTTATGCTAAGGCGCCAAATAGACCTACGTTTGGGACTAACTATGAATATGTTCAGTCTGATACTTCAGTTGTAGATAGTCCTGACCAACTTATAGATGAGCCATCATTTGCAAATAAGTTGTACCCGTTAAACCAATATGGTAATGAGGGTGGGTATCAACAAGTTCCTGACCCCAACGGTAATTTAAATACCAAATCTAACGAGGGTGAATATGGTTTCCAAGACGCTAAAATTCTTGATGAAGCAGCACCTGAATCAAAGAATTGGAGAAAGGTTAACGCCTTCGGTAGTGGTGCGGAACAACTATATGATAGTGCCGAATTTATTCAAACATTTGAAACAATTGATGCCAACGGTAGTTTAAGATATTATAACAACCAACCATACCCCAACTTTAATCCATCATCTTATGGACCTGTGGGGATATTATTATCACCAGACCCTCAAGGTAGTAACGGTCTATTAAGTTCTGACTCTTATCTTGCTCGTTTGGGTGCTTACACCTTAAGAAAGGGTTTTGAAGAAAGAATTGCAACAGGTATTATCCAACAAACTGTAGGTAGAGCCAATGCGTTTAATGTAAGAAGTGGTACTGATGTATTGAATTTGGTTACAGGTAGAGTTCCTTTGATTGAACCTAATTACACCATCACATCACCGGCAAACCCACTAATAGCGGCAACAGACTTTGCTTTAAGACTTGCGGGTAGTACCATCCCAACATCTACAATCCCTGGTTCATACTTCGATGCAAGTATCAATTCAGGTCAACCAACAACAATTCAACAATTAAGCGCTGCTTTCCTTAAAACATCTGTAGGTAAATCATTTAGTAGATTATTAGGTGGGGATAAGACAGGTTCACAATTATTTTTAAACAATACGGGTGGTGGTCAAAAGTCGAGATTATTCGGAAACATTGACTACAACAAGTATAAGCCAAGTTATGATAGAACTTTATTTGATAGAGTTGCTGGAGCCCTTGTTGGTTCAACAACAAACAATAGTAACTTCTACGTAGGTTCGACAACATCTGACCCATCAAGAGTATTTTCACCAGGTGGTGATATTCCTGTTAATCAGTTTGGTCAAGAACAACAATCACCGGTGTATGGTCCACAGGAGTTAGCTCAGTTATATGAGGGACCAAGTAAGGATGTGAGACTTGGTGCTAACGGACCGACATATAGTAGTGGTGGTGGTATTGAAGGTGGATTTACTTGGGTATCTCCAAAGTATAAAGGTAATGCTGGTAAACACGTTGGTATTGGTGGAGAGATTATGTCTCAAGACCAAGACTTTAAACCTTCATCTTACGACAGCACAGAATCAACAAATAGAACTTATAGAGAAGGTTCAATCCTTGATGACACTCAAAGACTTATCAACAGCCAACCTCAAGGAGGAAGGAGATTACAACATGTCGGTAATGCCATTGACCAAGTGAGTAAGGTCTTCCATGACGGTTATAAAGAGATTACGAAGGGTTCTAAAGTATTAACCTATGTTGGTGCGATTGGACAAGAAGTGGGAACTGAATATTGTCGTATTTTTGCTAAAGATACTCCTTACTTACAGTATAATGATTTACAGAAAAAGAACGGGATGACAACCGAGGGTAGAAGGTTTGCTTATTCTGTTATGGATAAGACTTGGAACTTAAATATCTATCCTAACAAACAAGAAGGAGGACAAGATTCAACTAACCTTATTGGAACAGTTAACGACGCCTACGCCAAAAAATATATGTTCTCAATTGAAAATTTGGCGTGGAGAACATCAAATACACCTGGTTTTTCTGTTGCAGACTTGGCGGTTTGTGAGAGAGGACCTAATGGTGGTAGAGTAATGTGGTTTCCACCTTATGGTTTAACTTTCAATGAAAACGTCCAAGCTCAATGGAAAGGTAATGATTTCCTTGGAAGACCTGAACCAATTTATACATATATTAATACAAATAGAACAGGTAGTCTTACTTGGAAAATCGTTGTTGACCACCCATCAGTATTAAATGTTATTGTTGATAAAGTATTAAAGAACGAATCAAACAAAGGAAGAATAGATAGTATTATTGATTCATTCTTTGCGGGATGTAGAACTTATGATTTATATGAATTAGCTAAGAAATATTATACAATCAATCCAAATGATTTGTATCAGTTACAACAAATGATTTCTTCAAAAGAAATGACAAAGGAACAATTGACTTACGCAATTAAAACAATTGAAACTGGAAATAATTCAACACCTAGTACACAACCTGTATCACCAAACAATCCAAAAATCACATTTGACGAATATAATAATATGGGATTTTATTTTGAAAATGATGTACCAAAGAAAGGCGAACTACCAGCAAATTTTGCGACAGAATACGCGGCATATAGTACTAATGTTTTAAGTGGGGCTTACACAAAACAATCAACAACAAAGGAAACAACATCATTCTTTAATAGTGTGGTTACCACTAACTATACCAAAATTCAAGAATTATGTAATTTAATTGCAAAGGATTTTATTAATGCAACCCCTGAATCAACTATGACAATTACGGTGGATTCTAGTTGTTCTGCACCTGCAACAATACAATATAATAAAGATTTATCACAAAGAAGAATTAATGCTGTAATACAATATTTCAAGACAAATGCCGCAACAAGTAAATTGTATGATGATAAAAAGTTACTTGTTGTTGCTGGTGTTGGAGCGGGTGAATCGGTAACAAGTGTTTTACAATATGATGACCAAGCTAAAAAATTTATAAAGGGGCCCACATTAAGTTGTACGGATAATGATTCAAAGGCTAAAGGAGGTGATAGTATGTCATCTACTGAGGTTTATACAACAAATGCAATGGCTTGTAGAAGAGCGTCTATTAAAGTGAATGCTACAAATTTAAATCAAACGCCAGCGCAACCACCGGCCGAACCTGTACAACAAAAACAACCAGGTACTACACAAGATGTTCTTGTTGGTACAGTGACCCCTGTAACAACAACTGTCCAAAAAGTCGAAGAAAAATGGGTTGAAAAAGATAATATAACCAAAAGAGTGCTGAGGTCTTTATTATCTGAGTGTAACTACTTTGAAACTATCAAAGAAGAAACACCGATGGTTTACGATAACCTTAAAGAGAAGTTAAAGTTTTTCCAACCAGCGTTTCACTCAATGACACCAGAAGGTTTAAATACAAGATTAACATTCCTACAACAATGTATGAGACCTGGTGATACAATCCCAACAATCAAAACCGTTGGACAAACAAACGAACTTCAATATAATAATGCGGTTAATACAGCGTTTGGTGCTCCACCAGTTTGTGTTTTAAGAATTGGTGATTTTTATAATACAAAAATTATTCCAACATCATTGGCACTTACTTATGAGGAATTAGACATCAATCCAGAAGGTATTGGTATTCAGCCAATGATTGCCAATGTAACAATGGGTTTTAATTTTGTTGGAGGTAGTGGACTAAAAGAATCTGTGGACAAATTACAAAACGCGTTAACATTCAACTACTATGCTAACACAGAAATGTATGACGAAAGAGCGGATGTTACCGATGATAGTTATAAAGTTATTGATAAAGACTTCTTAAAATCTATTGGAGCACAACCACCACCACCAACAGTTAATCAAACCCAAGACAACAACCCACAAACAAATGAAAATACGATTGGTGAAGTAACGTTAAATTTAATTACAACAACAGGAGAAACGGGTACTATTAATTACAAAAAATATATGGATGAGTTTGTTGCTCAAACACAAACCTATTTCCAAACATTTGTCAATAAGAGTAAAGAATGCGTGAAGCAATATAACAATGCTATGTTACAGAATTGGACTTGTGAAAGAAATTATACTAACGGAAAATTGTTGTCTGACACATCGAAAGATGTTTTAATAGTAGGTAAACCAGCAAACATACAAAACAGAGTTGATAATATTTTCAATGACTACGTTGCTGATATCGAAAGTGATGACAAAACGACTCAAGATAGATTTATCAATTTTATGTCCACTAACAAGGGATTCAGTCCTAAAGTAATAAGACAATTAAGAATGAATTTGAAAAATTTTGTGATTGGTAAAAAGGGTAGTTATCAAAATGCGGTTTCAACTTTAAATCAAGATATTACTAACCAACAACAAACTTATATTCAATATCTTACAAGAGCTAACGTCTTACCCTTTGAGGTATCGACAGGGTCTGGTGTTGGTACTGATGGATTACAAGAAAAAAATGGTAATGTTAAAATATACAACATTAGTGGAACAACAAAAAATGTTTATAAAACTGATGAAGCAGCCAATACATTTATTGAATTAGAACAAGATATAAGAAAAATTGGTGTAAGCGTTTCCGCATATTATGTTGCGGTAATAAAAGAAAATAGTTTTACTTATGGTTCTAAAACATTTAAAGGTAAATTATTATACGGTGATGATGGTGAACAAACAACTTATGAAAAGTACTTAAAACCAAATGTCTTTATACCATTTAGTTTGGATACCGAATTTGATTATAAATCATTTAGAAGAATGTATATGATATTATCTCCAGAAATAACTGATGATAAAAGATATCAAACCTTTAAGAATGCAATAATTGGTAATATAATTAAGAATACGGATATACTTGGTACTGGAAGTATGGATGTTGAAGCGCAGTTTGACGGATATTGGTTGCAAATTGCAAAGCCTAAGTTCACCGAGGAAAATACAATAACAAATACGTTCATTGATAATATGGAAAAAGGTGTATTGAAAGACTTCATAAAATATACCCCATTCCCTTCTAAGGCAAGAGAATTTACGTATGAAAAATCAACATCCCCAACTGATAGTCAAAAAGAACTAATTAATGGTTTGGGACGAGTTTTAGCAAATACGAATAAAATAAGTTGGAATAACGAAGATAAGGCTCAAGTATACGTAGCAAAATTAAAACTTAACTAATGGCATATTCATACTATAATCGATACAGTGAATTTATCATCAACGGTGAACAAACTGTTGTGCCTTTTGTTAACATACCATCAAAACCAACAGACCAAACTTATATTTATAAAGTTGCTAAAAGTAGGTTGGATAAAGTCTCTCAAGAATTTTATAATGCCCCATATTTTAGTTGGTTGATATTACAAGCTAATCCTCAGTTTGGTGGGTTAGAAAATAATATTTATGATGGTGCAGTATTGATTATTCCATTTCCTCTCATAGCTTCATTACAAGACTATAAAGGTGCGTTAGAAAATTATTTTTATTATTATGGCAGGTAATCTACAAGCTGATAACAGCGGGAATATATTGGTGGATTTTGATTATAATAATCTTATTGTGGTTGACCCCAATAAGACTATTGATAATATGGGTAGAATCCGAGAAAGACTTGTAGACCACGAGAATTTGGTTATGTATGCAAATCTTGAAGCCGAAATTATCCCAAGAACAAAATTATCGGTAGGAGGAAGTCCTGAGGATAGAATTAGAACAATATCTGTTGCTAAAATTAATTTTCTAAAACCAACTAAAAATAATTCTTTAGGTACAGGTTATTATGATGAATTAACAGGAGAAAACGCCACAAAATTTCAAGCAGTTAATCAACCTAAAGAAACGGTCATTAATTTTGGTAATGGAGAAAAACCGTATTTTAAAAATAGCGTTGCAGACGAAACAAATGTAATTGATACAGGATTGTTAGGTATTACAAGTATTAACATTAGAACTAGTACATCCTTTATTCCAAGTGTTTCAATTACGCTTGAAGACATTCAAGGGAAAGCCTTATTTCAACTTGGAAACAATTCTCCATATTCTGCTTTTTTTAACTTACCATATTGTCCTTTTTATTTGACTCTAAAAGGTTATTATGGTCAGGCAATTAGATATCAATTAAATTTACAAACATTCAATGCGTCATTCAACACAAATAGTGGTAACTATGTTGTTAGATTGGAATTTAAGGGTTATAAGTTTAATATTTTAAATGAAATTGCTTTTGGTCATTTATTGGCGGCTCCACACATGTATTCTCAAAGATTTCAAATTACACAATCTCCAACTGAGGGACAAAATGCCAATGAATCAAAAGACGCAACTCAATTGGGTAAGTCTGGTGTTGGAACAACAAGTACTAATAATGTCACCGCAGAAATTGTTTCTGAAAGAGGGTATCAAAAAGTTGTTGAGATTTACAGTGAATATAAAGCCAAAGGATTGGTTTCACCTGATTTTCCTGAATTGACGGTTCAACAATTAATGAACAAACTTTCGAACTTTGAACAGGCAATTGTTAATTCATACAAGAAGTCAAATGTTGAACCATTAACAAATATTAGAACTTACAAACAAAAACTTACAGACTATTTTGCAAATGTAAGAGGTTCTGAATCATCGTGGTTCAACACCTATTGTGAAATAAGACCAATAGTTTTAAAGGGGGGACAAAATGTTTATGCATTCAAAGCGAACATAGATGAGGCAGCAAAGGCGGAAGCAAAATCAAAACTTTCAGATTTAGTTGCAAGATATAATATTGCACTAGCGGAAAATCCAACATTAGGTAAAACCGGAACATCACCAATAACAAATCCGATAAAATACGATGATTTTTTTAAAGACGTAAATTATAGTGATATTTCATTAGATGACACAGTAAGAAGTCAAACAGGAATTGTCCAACCAACAACGGCAGACACATTAAATGTTGTAACTAAATTACTCAAACAATTAAAACCAACATTTGAGGTTGAAAAAAATTCAACTCTTGATTCATTTAAGAGTATTGTTTTTCCACAATATATTGTATTTGAAGGTGATAAAAAATTCGATAAGAATATTGCCGACATGGAGACACAAGCCAATGCTAAATTATCTGAAGTGGAGGGTATATTGTCTGCGGACTTGGCAAGAAAAATTGAAGACAAGTCCACAGGGTTAGGTTTCAAACCTACGGTAAGAAATGTTATTGCGGTTCTTATGGCATCAGCAGAGGCGTTCATTAGATTAATGGATGACGTTCATACTAATGCTTGGAATGTGAAATACGACCCAATTAGAAAGGCGGCAATATTAGATAATCCATCTTCAGCGCCAGGCTCAGATACAGTACAAAAAGTTAATATATCAACATCGGCACAACAATCAAACCAAGGATTATCAACATCTCAAATACCTGTTTACCCATGGCCTCAATTCTTTGTTGAAACACCTGAAGACAAAAAAGGAAGATTCCAATTGAAATACATTGCAGACCCTTCAGTTGTTAATGTAACAAAGGGATATCTCTATGATAAATGGCCTGAAGTTGAGTTTGTTGAGGAATATATGAGAGGATTGACTCAAAAATTCCAAAACCCTCTTAGTCAACCATCAATTGGTACAGAGAACAAAACAATAATAACAAACGTTAATGTAATTGAATTTCCAAATGAAGGTATTGCATATGTCAATAAAGAAGAAATTAAATTCTTTTATGAGATTTGGGAAAGACAATACGTTACCGCATTCTATTCAAACTATGTTAGATTATTAGGAAATAATAATGGTACCGATGTATTTCAAAAATACAATACACTTTGTGAATCATCAAATATCGTAAAAAGTTTAGGTGCTAGTTCGCCATACTTGAATGTGAAATTAAAAAACTTGGCAATCAATGCTGTTAATTTTCCATCAACACTAGAAACAATTTCTAACCAAGGAACAGGTAGAGCTTATCAAGATTTCATAAGGGATTTTTATGTTACACCTTATCTTAAAGCAATTACAGAAATTTCGTTTTCTATTTTAGATGTAAATAATACAGGAAAAATACCACAAGCGGCACCAGAGCCAAAAGCGTTGAATGAAATCATTAGTGGTGCATACAATTCGCCAATATTTTTAGATACATATCCGTTTACTAATCCAGTGTGGTGTTTGTTGAATATGAGTAGTTCTTTATTTAATACAAATGATTTAGTTTATAACACAAATAAAACTTATAAGGTTTTTTCAGATAACAATGTTATTGCGAATTTTAATGATATAACAAACTATAGTGTTAACAGACCCGTAACAAATTTTTCATATTTAAAAGTTTCAAACCCTTCAGACGGATTATCCAATAACACTTTGAATAATTTTTATACATTCAGAGAAACTAAAAACTTTTTTCCAACCGAAGGATATTGTTATTTTCCTTCGCCAATATCAACATTCACAGCCCAAACAACAACATCAATTATCAACACGCCATTCTTTGTAAATGCAATTCAGAATGGTGTTTATAATTCAAGAAAAAGTGACCCATATCCTTATGTTCAGGGGGCCTATTTGTTTATTAATTCTTTACCATTGATTTCATTAAGGGAAAGATATAAGACATATGCTGATGGTAATACAACTGATTTGGATTACATGGCTTCTGTGTTTAAAAAATTTGGAGCACTTCATAAAGTACCATATGCTTGGGTATTAAAGATGGGTTCTATTTGGCATAGATATAAAAAATATACTGATACAGGTATAGATATATTAGATACCGCATGGAAAAACTTTGATTACATTACCAACTACGACCCAGTAGGAGGTTCAGTTGCTCATCAATATAGTTATAAGGTTAAAGGTATTGATGGACAAATTAGAACAGATAACATTGTTCTTCAAAGTGAAACAACTTCTAAAGTTCAAATACAAAATGGATTCTATCCTAAACTTGTTAATGATTTCAACTATTTCTACAATGGTTATGATTTATATCAAAACTATACAAATGAAGAAATACAAAAAAGTCTAAACAATGGAATGAGATTATTCTCAATTAAAGAATCAAATATTAATTCGGTTCTTCAAGGGAATAGATATGTTGATGTTCAACCTTTTAGTGTCATGTTACCTGATTTAATTAAAAATTCAAATCAGAGTCAAGTTGATTGTGTTCCTACAAATAATAGTGTTGGATTAGAATATTATGTAGTGCCATCTTTTGGAACAGCTCTTAATCAAACGGTTGCACAATGTATTAACAATAATCAAACAGTAATTGATTTAAGTAATAATCAATCGATGTACAATGGAACGGTTAGGTCGTTATGGGCGGCACCTAACTATGGTTATTTTGATGAGACAACAATTGTCAAACCAAAGCCGGATTCTTACATGAATTATATTAATCCGTTAAATTCAAGTCAATCACCGATGACACTTCTTTCAGGTGATACCTACTCTAAAATAGAGGAAGTTTTTTCTGTTTTTGATAAAACAATTTTAAATCAGTTTGAGCAGGAGTTTTTGAATTTTTGTAAACCAAATAATACTTTAAATGCTACTTTAAGTATTGTAGGTCTTGGACAATCTCCAATTGACATTAATTCTAACTTTAAGAATTTCCAAGCGTTAATGAGGACATTAATGACCGTTCCTGCTCAAAATGGAGGAACCGAGGAACAATACTTTAAAAATACAGCAAATACACAAGCTCAAGTGTTCGCGTCTAATATTAAGAGCTTCATGGAGTATGATGTTCTTTTGAGATATGGTAATCCTGGAAATTACAATAGAAGAGTGTTTAATTCATTCATAAATAAAGTGACAGACCCAATTAATTTTGGGTTCTATCAAACAGGAAGTTTACCAACATCTGGTGGAACTATTACTCTTGCACAAAGTCAGGCGAAATACCCACTACAATGGGTGGCGCTTAAAACTGAAGTAGGATTTTCTACAATACAAAATCTTAGATATTCCGATAGAGGTTCATATATTACTGATTTCTTTGTGGATAACAACATCGATTTCACTGTCCCAAATATCACACTATTATCACAATTAATTAAGATATATGCAACTCGTAAATTGTTGGACCCAACAATAAACAGTACGGTATTCAAGAATCAAATTAATACGTTTATAAATGATGGTAACAACTTACAAGGCCTAATCATTAATGATACAATGTCTTCAATTAGAACCGCTCTTAAACCATATTCAGAATTACCTGAAAAAGTAATTCAATCGGTTATTGATGGACAACAATCCAAAGTTGAGAACTATGAAATTTTCAAAGCGGTTAATGATAAGTGGATTGCGGGAGGAGACTATAAAACAAAAACATTATTTGAGGATATATTGTTTTTAGATAGAGCATCAAGAAACATTGGGGATACAGTTATTATCGACATATTTGATTTACAAAATGTTTTAAATCAAAATGCTTATAACGAATCAATGAGTGTATTCACATTAATTAGCGGAATTTTAATTAAAAATAACTTTAATGTTATGCCGTTACCTGCATATGTTAACTTTTATAATGTACAAGATGTTACAGGTGTTAATGTTGCAAAGAGTGAAGGTTCATTATCCTTTGCAAATAATATGTGGGGTACATTTTTAAACGTTGATTATAGAGACTCGGGTCCAAAAATGATTTGTTTTTATGCTGGTAAACCTTCCGAATATTTGAATTTACCAAAAGGTAATTTCAGATTTAGAGATGACAGTTTTGAAATGAGAAGAGCTTCTGAAAATCCATTGATAGAAAACATACAAGATAAAAAAGATTTTGGATTATCTAATAGATGTGTTGGGTTTAATGTTGAGATTGGAATACGAAACCAAAATGTTTTTTATTCATTTCAAGTCTCCCAAGATGCCGGTAAAGCAACATCAGAATCAATTAATACTGAATTGAATATGATTAATCAGGCAAATGGTAGGAATGTTGCAACTCAAAACGTTAGCTTGTATAATTTGTATAAACAAAGAAGTTATAAGTGTCAAATACAATGTTTAGGTAACGCACTATTACAACCAATGATGTACTTTAACCTACAACATGTACCTATGTTTAATGGACCGTACATGATACAAGATGTTGAGCACGTGATTACACCCGGTACATTTGAAACAACACTTACGGGAGTTAGACAAGGTATGTTTGATTTACCGGCGATAGATAGTTTCTTACAAAGTATCAACAAAAACCTTTTAAGTAAAATTGAACAAGCGGTATTAAATAAGAAAGATGAGGCACCTAATCCGGCAGTGGCAACAACAGATAATGGAAAAGCGGCTAAAATAGTTCAAGAGGCGGCGGCAACAACTGCAGCTCAAAATTCTTGTACTGCGAAACTGAATCCAATATACAGTGAGCAAGGATGGGTTACCGATGTTGCACAAACAACTTCTTTATCTGAAAAAGAATTTAAAGACGCTATTGTTCAAAAAACAACTAATACAATACTTCAGACAATTATTTACTGTATTTGTTACGTTAGAACCCATCAAACAGGACCTAAAACTTCGGCATTTGTTGGTGTTAACAATAACTTTGCTTCTGTAACATTGGATTTAGATTATGGTAATAACAACATTTACTTTACCCAAGCACAAAAGAAATATGCTTGTTTAGATGTAGCTAAGACTAATTCAACAACCAAAACAACACCTAATGTTTTACCTATTGCAAACTTTGAAAACGTAGGCAGATTTATTGATTTTATGATTTCTAAATTGCAACCTAACCTTACAAGAATAACACAAATGGGGTTAACTAAATACTATGTTTGTTACTGGCCGTTAACAAATTTAACTGAACAATATTACGATACAAATAAAGACAAAGAATTTACAACAGTACAGGCGACTTTTGAGAAGGCAATTAAATCCGCAAACTCATTAGGATTACCTGATTTAGATGGTACAAATGGAAGTTCAGGAACATCAGGCACATCAGGAAGTTCAGGAACATCCGGTACATCAGGAAGTTCAGGAACATCGGGAAGTTCAGGAACATCAGGAAGTTCAGGAACATCAGGAAGTTCAGGAACTAGTGCATGCTTACCGCCGTCCATAACATCATTTACTCCAACGTTTGGAGGTGAAAATACGATTTTAACTATCAAAGGAAAACAGCTTGATTCAGTTACTGCGGTTACATTTAACAATAATGTGAATGTAATAAACGGACTTATTAAGTCTCAAAACGGGATTCAAATCATTGTTACCATACCTAAAATTTCAATCACTACAACCCAAGGAATTCAAATTTCAGTAAAAGGTCAGTTTGGTGAAGGAACAAGTACTAATAAATTTACATACAATCCTGCAACCACAACAACAAATGCTCCCGCTATCCCAACAGACACAACTAAGGCAAGTGAAAACACACAAAAAGAAATTTCTACTTCTACAAGTTCAACAAGACAGGACGGACAAACGGGTTCTAAGGTTCTATTAGAAACTGAAACTAATGGATTAAAGGGTATGGAGAAATTGGTTATATCAATTAACCCTGAAACTACTGGTTGGAGATTAAACTCACAAGCAGACCTAAAACTTCAATTAGTAACAAATAAAAAAGGACCAAACAATACTCAAATACAAAGTAAAAGTGATATTAAGAAAACTGCACTACCAGGATATGTTACGGATAATTTACAAGAATTCAAAATTAATAATCTTGAAGTTATTAATATCGCTCTAGATTACTTTACTCAGGAAGAATTAAACGCGGCATCATATCTTAATGGACAAGTTGACGTTATTGCTATTTCAGCTAACTCAGGCAATCCTCAAACATATTATACTGCGTCATTAGTAATCTATTTTAACACTTAACATACTAACGGTATATTTATAATAAAAAGATTTTTATGGATTTAAAATCAGCATTGAACAATTACCTTGGAAAATCGGTAAGATATTCTGAAGAAGATAACGGTGACGGAAGTAAACAAGTTTGTGACTTGGATACTGGTGACTGTTATACAGTAAGAGAAAGGGACGGACTAATTGAAAGAGTAGGTCATCAAACAACGGCTAACAGAAAAGTTAGAGTAGAAACTGCCAAAGGAATAAAACAACTTTTAAACGGATAACATTATGAGCTTAGATAGAAAAATTATCAGCGAAATTGAAAGATATAGAAATATCAACAAATACATAATAGAGCAGGCTTTAGATGCTGCTGCACCCCCACCACCTGCTGACCCAGCGGCTAACTTAGGGGCGGTAGCACCACCACCACCTACAGACCCTGCAGCGGCGGCACCCCCACCACCAGCACCAGCGGATGCGGCACCTCAACCAATTGATGTTGAAAACGACCCTGATGTTGAGAAGATTGATGACGATGGTAAATCTGAAGATAAGAAAGATGATAAAGAAGAAAGTAGTAGTGAAGAATTAGATATCACTGAACTTGTTGATTCTCAAAAAAGTATTGAACAAAAACAAGAAGATTATTTTGAAAACTTGTTTGGTCAATTAACTAAATTAGAATCAAGATTAGGTGAGATGGACCAAATCATGTCTAAACTGAATACTCTTGAAGCTAAGATTGAAAAGTATAGAGAAAAAACACCACAAGAAAAATTAGAGTTAAGGTCTTACGATTCATATCCATTCAACCAAAAACTATCTGATTTCTTTGATGATAAGAAAGAAGAGATGGAGTTAACAGGTAAGAAAGATTATGTATTAACATCTGACGATGTCACTGATATTAATCAAAATGATATCAAAAAATCATTCCAACCAACAGAAGACGATTTAATGTAATTAAAAAAATAATAATGAGAAGGTCATCGAAAGATGACCTTTTTTTATTTGACATAGAACCTATTTATACCTATATTTAATAAACAATTTAATAATTTTAATCAAAAAAACATGAGTAACGTATTAGACGCCGTATTGGCACAGTATGAGAAATCACAGAATTCATCGGGCGGGGCCCAAAGTAAAATGTCGCAAGACGAAAGAATGAAAAAGTATTTCGCTTTAATCCTTGGTGATAAAGAGAAGTCAGGACAAAGAAGAGTAAGAATCCTTCCTACTCAAGACGGTTCATCACCGTTTAAAGAAGCTTGGTACCACGAAATTCAAGTTGGTGGTCAATGGCAAAAGTTCTATGACCCAGGAAAGAATGACAACGAACGTTCACCTTTAAATGAGGTTTACGAAGAGTTAATGTCTACGGGTAAAGAATCAGATAAAGAATTGGCGAAACAATATAAGTCTCGTAAGTTCTATATCGTAAAAGTAATTGACAGAGACCGTGAAGAAGACGGACCAAAGTTTTGGAGATTCAAACACAATTACAAGAACGACGGTATCTTGGACAAAATTATTCCAATTTGGAGAAACAAAGGTGATATCACTGACCCTACAACAGGACGTGATTTAATTATTGAGTTAACAAAATCTAAAACACCGGCAGGTAAAGAGTACACAAGTGTATCTACAATTATGTACGAAGACCAAGCTCCTGTTCACGCAGAAAAAGAGCAAGCAAATGCATGGATTAACGATGAGTTGACTTGGTTGGATGTTTATTCTAAAAAACCTGTTGAATACCTTGAGGCGATTGCAAGAGGTGAGACACCAAAATGGGACACTGAAAAAGGTGGATACGTTTACGGTGACGCAACGGTTGCTGAAGAAACTTTCGGTGGGGGCAAAAAGGCGGCACCTGCAAAGGCTGTTGACCCTCAAGCTGAGGCTGAGGCTGATTCAGATTTACCATTCTAATTTATACGGGTGGAGGTAATACTCCACCCTTTTTAATTTATTATATGACATTTAAAGAAGAGATTGAATTACAACTAAAAGACAATAAAACATTGTCTTATGAAATATTGAGTCAATTAAAAGATAAAGGATACTTCTCAGGTAGAAGTAAGCAAATTGGTGATACAGTTCTGTTTGGGATGATGAAAGAAGTAGACGACAAGGGTCAAATGACATTTAGTCTAATCACTTTTCACGAAGAAGAAGTTGGAGTTTTGTATGAACAAGACGAAACATTTTATAAAGGACAAAAACAGAATAAATTACCAAACATTAAAAGAATAGAAAATGGCGGGAATTAAGAAAAAAGAAGGTGTAGGAGGATTTAAAGATAAGTTCTCAACCAAAACAAAGTATAAAGAAACTAGCTACTACTTTTGTGGAGATGCTTTCTTAAGTGCTAGTGGATTACCAGGTCCTGTTATGGGAGGTATTAATATGTTCTTAGGACATAGTAATAGTTCTAAAACAACCGCTATGATATTAGCTGCGGCTGACGCTCAAAAGAAAGGACACTTACCTGTCTTTATTATTACTGAAAAGAAATGGAGTTGGGAACACGCTGTTGAATTAGGTTTAGATGCCAAGAAGAACTCTGACGGAGAGTGGGACGGTGACTTCATTTTTAATGATGGATTCGATTATATCGAACAAGTTACCGACTTCATCAATGAAGTATTGGATGCTCAAGAGAAAGGAGAGATTCAACAATCAATTTTATTCCTTTGGGATTCAGTAGGTTCAATTCCTTGTAAGATGACCTTTGATGGTAAGGGTGGTAAACAACACAATGCTGCAACACTTGCTGATAAGATTGGTATGGGAGTTCACTCAAGAATTTCTAAATCAAAGAAAGAAGATTATGCATACTACAATACTTTAGTTGTGGTTAATCAACCTTGGGTTGCTCTTCCTGATAATCCATTTGGACAACCAACAATTAAAGCAAAGGGTGGTGAAGCATTATGGTTAGCGTCTTCATTAGTGTTTTTGTTTGGTAACCAAGCAAGTGCTGGTATTAACCACATCACAGCAACCAAAGGAGGAAGAACTGTGAGATATGCAATTAGAACTAAGATTTCAATTTTGAAGAACCACGTAAATGGTTTGGGATATAATGATGGAAAGTTAATTGCTGTACCACAAGGATATATTGAGGATACTAAAGAAGCTTTAGAAGCTTACAAGAAAGAGTATTCACAATATTGGAATGGTATCTTGTCAGGAACTGGCGAGTTAACATTAGAAGAAACAACAGACGATATTAGCGAATAGGAAACAATTTTTATCACCTCTAATTTAACAAAGTGACTAAAACACTTTTAGTAGACGGAAACAATTTATTTAAAATAGGATTTCACGGAGTCAGAGATTTATACAGTGATGGAGACCATTTAGGTGGAATCTATCACTTTATAAACATTCTCAGAAGATTCTTGGAGGAGCATGACCACGATAAAGTGGTGGTGTTTTGGGATTCTAATTCCTCTATTCGTAAATCAATCTACCCACAATATAAGGCTAATAGACGACAAGATATGAATGAGGATAAGTACCAATCATATCTTAACCAACAATCAAGGGTTAAAGAGTATCTTGAAGAAATTTTTGTAAGACAAGTTGAAATGATTAACAATGAGGCGGATGACCTTATTGCTTACTATTGTAAGGTTGCTACTAATGAGGAGATTATTATCTTCTCTGCAGACAAAGACCTAACTCAATTGATTAATGAGAACATTAGTATCTATTCACCTATATCAAAACAATACTTCAAGCATGGGGATAATATTACTATCAATAAGGTAGAAATACCCCACTACAACGTATTACTTTGTAAAATCTTTACAGGTGATAAATCGGACAACATAGATGGTATTGAAGGTCTTGGTGAAAAAACTTTAATAAAGTACTTTCCTCAAGTGCAGGAAAAACCATGCACTATCGAAGAATTACTCGATGTTGCACGAAATATCCCGCAAAAAAAACCAATTAAAACTTTATCAAATATTTTGACTGGAAAGACAAAATCAACTATTCTTGGAGAAGTGTTTTATAACACAAACAAACAAATTGTAGACCTTTCAAACCCGTTAATTACAGATGATGGAAAGACCTTAGTAGAACAAATTTATAAAGATTCAATTGACCCCACAGACAGGGGATATAAAAACCTAATGAGAATGATGATGGAAGATGGGTTATTCAAGTACCTCCCTAAAGATGACGAGGCTTGGGTTAACTTTCTAACACCATTCACAAAATTAATAAGAAAAGAAAAACGAAACACAAACAAAAATTAAACGCAATGAAAGAAATGGACAGTACCAAAATGGAATTCCTTTTGACTTTGAATGACAACATCGTTGTACAAAGATTCTTTAACGTTAGAGGTTTTAACCCTAATGCGAAGAACTCGGTGGACTTGTATGAGTATATCAAAGCTTTGAAAGAAGAGTTACAGTATTATCTTAAAATGAAGACAGTTGTTTACATGATGGACAACAGAGATGCAATCAGTCATGACCCAAAAATTATGGACACATCCTTCACAGATGGTCCTGAAATATTTAACCTTTTTGTGAAAGTTGGAGAGCAGACAATTTGTCATAGACAATTCGATGGAAAATTGTTTCCACCAAAAGTTCGTTATACGGTGGACGTACGACCATTTTTGAAAGATGTGTTAAGAGAATTGACTGACATTTTTTCAAATACCAAATTATCTTATCAATATTTGGATTTTGACTTAAGTAAGTAAGTATTTAATAAAAGAGGGGATATTTTAAAACAACTATGAACAAGAATTTTGATTATTTAGGTAACACATTCCAGGTACAGTTACTCAACCAAATAGTTGTCGACAAGGACTTTTCACATTCAATCATGGATGTAATTGAGAGTTCATATTTCGACAACAAATACTTTAAAATCATCATACAGATGATTAAAGAGTACCATACAAAGTATGAGTCAACACCTACTTTTGATACCTTAGAACAGATTGTAAAATCTGAGATTTCACAAGAACTTGTTGCCAAGATTGTTTTGGACACACTTAAACAAGTTAAAGATGCTCCTTTTGAGGGAACATCTTTTGTACAAGAAAAAGCATTGAAATTCTGTAAACAACAAGAGTTACAGAAGGCGATGGACAAATCACAAAAGATTATTACTGAAGGTGACTTCGAATCTTATGATAAGGTTGAAGGACTTATTAGAGAGGCTTTACAAGTTGGTGAGGTTGAGAAAGGTCAGACAGATATATTCGATAACTTGGACACAGTCCTTGACGAAGACTACAGACACCCCATTCCAATGGGTATCGGTGGAATTGACAAACTACTTAAGGGTGGACTTGCAAAGGGTGAGATTGGGGTTATATTAGCTCCTACGGGGGTCGGTAAAACCACTGTCTTATGTAAAATTGCCAACACAGCATTTAACATGGGTTATAACGTTCTTCAAATATTTTTTGAGGACAACCCAAAGATTATTCAAAGAAAACATTTCACGATGTGGACAGGTATCGAACCAGATAACTTGGTTCTTCATAAAGATACCGTAATGAGTAAAATAACTGAGATTAAAGAGACAATGAAGAATGAGTTAATCTTGAAGAAGTTAGCTTCTGATAGCATGACCATGAATCAAATCAAGAATCAAGTTAGAAAGATTATTGCTGATGGTACAAAGATTGATATGATTCTATTGGATTATATTGATTGTGTTCTCCCTGAATCAAGTGCTAAAGATGAATGGAAAGCTGAGGGTTCTATAATGAGAGGATTTGAGGCTATGTGTCACGAATTGGACATTGCAGGTTGGACAGCAACTCAAGGTAATAGAAGTTCAATCTCATCTGAGGTTGTAACTACAGACCAAATGGGAGGTTCAATCAAGAAGGCTCAAGTAGGTCACGTAATCATCACTGTAGCTAAATCATTACAACAAAAAGAGATGAATTTAGCAACGATTGCCATTACAAAGTCACGTCTTGGTAAAGACGGGGTTGTCTTTGAAAATTGTAAATTCAACAATGAACTTCTTGAAATAGATACAGAATCCTCAGTAACATTCTTAGGTTTTGAGGGACAACAAGAGGAAAGAAAAAGAGATAGAGTTAAAGAACTTCTTGAAAAGAGAAAAGAAAGAGAGTCTCAACAAAAAACTAATTAATTAAATATCTACTTTTTCTAAAAAAAACTTATATTTTTGTAGGAAAAATGTTGACCGAATGGTGTACGGTCACATATTTATCATAAAAATCAACGATTTTTTAATAAAATATCTACACCCAAAAATTTACAAAATGGACATTTCAAACAGGATTTTATCGGATATTACAGTGTATATGAAATACGCGAAGTATATCCCTGAGTTAAAGAGAAGAGAAACTTGGCACGAGTTAGTGACAAGAAACATGGAGATGCATATTAAGCAGTATCCACAATTAGAAGAAGAAATTAGAAAGAACTACAAATTTGTTTATAACAAAGAAGTTCTTCCATCAATGAGGTCAATGCAATTTGCAGGAAAACCTATTGAGATTTCACCAAACAGAATCTACAACTGTGCATTTGCCCCGATTGATGATTGGAGAGTGTTTTCAGAAATTATGTTCTTACTTTTAGGTGGAACAGGAGTTGGTTATTCAGTACAAAAACATCACGTTGATGCTTTACCTGAAATCAGAAAACCAAATAAAGAAAGAGGAAGAAGATGGTTAGTTGCTGACTCAATCGAAGGATGGGCTGACGCTGTTAAAGTATTGGTTAAATCATACTTTTATGGTGGTTCAAAAATAGAATTTGATTTTTCAGACATCAGACCAAAAGGTGCAAGACTTATCACATCAGGTGGTAAAGCTCCTGGTCCTCAACCATTAAAAGAATGTTTAATTAAAGTTGAAGGAATCTTGGATTCAAAAGAAGATGGTGAAAAATTAAAACCAATTGAAGTACATGATATCGTTTGTCATATTGCAGACGCAGTATTAGCTGGTGGTATCAGAAGAGCAGCACTTATCTCATTATTCTCGGCAACTGACGAAGAAATGATTGGATGTAAAAGTGGAGCTTGGTGGGAAACAAATCCACAAAGAGGTAGAGCTAATAACTCCGCAGTTTTGATGAGACACAAAATTACTAAAGATTACTTCATGGATTTATGGAAGAGAATTGAAGCGAGTGGAGCGGGTGAACCTGGTATCTACTTAAGTAACGATAAAGATTGGGGGACTAACCCTTGTTGTGAAATTGCTTTAAGACCATTCCAATTCTGTAATCTTACAGAGGTAAACGTGTCTAATGTTGTATCTCAAGAAGACTACGAAATTAGAGTTAGAGCGGCTTCATTCATTGGAACATTACAAGCAGGATATACAAACTTCCACTATTTGAGACCAATATGGCAAAGAACAACTGAAAAAGATGCGTTGATTGGAATTTCTATGACAGGTATCGGTTCAGGTGCTGTTTTAGGTTTGAATATGAAGGCGGGGTCTAAAGTTGTTAAAGAAGAAAACAAAAGAGTTGCTGAGTTATTAAAAATTAATCCAGCAGCAAGAACAACAACAGTTAAACCGGCAGGAACAACATCTTTAACTTTAGGTACATCATCAGGTATTCATGCTTGGCATAATGATTATTATATCAGAAGAGTTAGAGTTGGTAAGAACGAAGCAATTTATTCACACTTAAAAACTAACCACCCTGAATTAGTTGAAGATGAATACTTCAGACCACATGATACTGCTGTTATTGGTATTCCACAAAAAGCACCTGAAAAGTCAATCTTAAGAAATGAATCACCAATTCAATTATTGGAGAGAGTAAAGAAAGTTCAACAAGAGTGGATTAAACCAGGACATAGAACTGGCTCAAATGCTCATAACGTATCGGCAACTATCTCAATTAGAGAACACGAGTGGCCGGCAGTTGGTGAGTGGATGTGGGATAACAAAGAATACTACAATGGTTTATCTTGTTTACCATATGACGGAGGCACTTACATTCAAGCACCGTTTGAAGATTGTAATAAAGAAAAATATGAAGAACTAATGAAAACTCTTCATGATGTTGATTTATCTGAAATTGTAGAATTAAACGATGATACAGATTTAAGTGGTGAGTTAGCATGTGCTGGCGGAGCTTGTGAGATAAAATAATAGGATGGGAAATAACTATTTAGTTCAAACAAAAGAAATAGATGATAATAAGAGGGAGGGGTCAAAAAAACTCCTCCCTTCTGATTATTATATGGAAGGTGATAGAGTTATATTTACTGAAGAATTTCACATAAGAAGAGGAACATGTTGTGGTAATTATTGCAGACATTGTCCTTACGACCCAAAACATACGAAAGGGACTATCTCTTTAAGAAAAAATTAATCCATGTATATTTATGTGATATGGCAAATGGTATTACATATGGTCTTCAGTTCCCATTCGCGGACTCACTTAGAGGGGATTACTTAAGATTAACAGAATTCCAAAGAGATGAAATTAAGTCTGACTTATTACATCTACTTTTAACTAGAAAAGGTTCAAGATATTATCTACCAACTTTTGGTACAAGATTATATGAATTTCTTTTTGAACCATTCGATGGACTTACCTTTAATGCAATTGAATCAGATATTAGAGATGCAGTTGAGAATTTTATGCCAAATCTTTTACTCAACAATATAACAATTACACCGGCTGACCCACAAGAAGAAGTGGATATTGCAACAGGTCAAAATTTTGTTGGAACTAGTGAATCTTCAGTATACCGATTACCTGGAAAAGGAACATCAGAATATACTGCAAAAATAAAAATAGATTACTCAATTAATGCCCAAACGTTTTCTCAGAGTGATTTTCTAATTATCAATATTTAAGATAGATGGCTAATCGTAAAATATCATATACAACCCGAGATTTCGAAGGAATAAGAACCGAACTGTTAAACTATGTTAGAACCTACTATCCTGAGTTAATACAGGATTTTAATGACGCATCAGTTTTCTCGGTATTTTTAGATTTGAATGCGGCGGTTGCGGATAACTTACACTATCACATTGATAGAAGTATACAAGAGACAGTTCTTCAGTACGCTCAACAAAAGTCATCAATTTACAACATTGCCAGAACGTATGGTTTAAAGTTACCGGGACAAAGACCTTCAGTTTCTTTAGTTGATTTTTCAATTACAGTACCGGCTTACGGAGATAAAGAAGATGAAAGATACCTTGGTACTTTATTAAGAGGCTCTCAAGTTATCGGGGCTGGATTAGTTTTTGAAAATCAATACGACATTGATTTCACATCACCATATAACGCACAAGGATTTCCAAATAGATTAAAAGTTCCTAATTTTAATGCCAATGGTATATTAATAAATTACACAATCACTAAAAGAGAAGTTGTTGTTAATGGTATTACCAAAGTATTCAAAAGAGTTATTACACCAAACGATGTAAAACCATTCTTTGAATTATTTTTACCTGAAAAAAATGTATTAGGTATTACAAGTGTTTTATTAAAAGACGGAACAGAATATACAAATGTACCAACATCAGCTGAATTCATGGGTGCAACTAATAGATGGTATGAAGTGGATGCGTTGGCTGAAGATAGAGTTTTTATTGAAGACCCAACAAAAGTTTCAGACCAACCAGGTATTAAAGTTGGTAGATATATTCAAACACAAAATAGATTTATTAGTGAATATACTGCAGAAGGGTTTAAGAAAATGACCTTCGGTGGAGGAACTAACACGGCTCAAGATGCTTTAGACCAGTTTACCACTTTAGGTACAACATTAGAAATTCAAAAATATTCTAACAACGTTTCTTTAGGTGCCGCGTTAACACCTAACTCAACATTATTCATTCAGTATAGAGTTGGTGGTGGATTACAAACTAACTTAGGTACAAACGTAATTAATCAAATTGGTACTGTATCATTTTTTGTTAACGGACCTTCAGAGGCAACTAACTCATCAGTGGTAAGTTCTTTAAGATGTAATAACGTAACTGCTGCTATTGGTGGGGCAGGTGTACCAACAATTGAAGAAATTAGAAACTATGTATCATTTAACTTCTCGGCACAAAAGAGAGCGGTAACAGTACAAGATTATGAATCTATTATTAGAAACATGCCAGCTCAATTCGGAGCACCAGCAAAAGTATCGATAACTGAAAACGATAATAAAATAATGATTCAAATATTATCATACGATACTTCAGGTAAGTTAACAAACATTGTTTCTAATACCTTGAAACAAAATATTGCAAATTATCTATCTAACTATAGAATGATGAACGATTACATTTCAATCTTTACTGCTGAAGTAATTGATGTGAGCGTTGATGTTTCAATTGTTTTAGACGCTGCTCAAAACTCAGGACAAATTATTTCATCTGTTATTGACGCTGTGTCAACATACTTCAACCCTCAAACAAGGCAACTTGGTCAGAATGTTTATCTGTCTGAAATAAGAAGTATTATTCAAAATTTGAATGGTGTCTTAACGGTTGCCGGTCTTGATATCTATAATGAAGTTGGAGGACAATATTCTTCCGCTGAAACTTCAATGGTTTATGCTGACCCTGAAACAAAATTAATCGGACCAGTTGACGATACAATCTTTGCACAACCTTCACAAGTCTATCAAATTAGATATCCAAATAAGGATATTAGAGTATCTGTTAAGAACTTCCAATCTGTTACGTTCTCATAAGTTTATTTTTACCTTCTTTGAACTATAATTTAATGTGGTGTATTTTCTTGATAAAATACCACATAAACTATTTATAGTTAAAACCATTTAATGGGTCAATCATATAGAATACCAACGGAGCTCGGGGTTAATAAAACAATCAATGTTCAGTTAGACCAAGAATTTGAATTTCTTGAAATACTTTCTTTAAAGATACAACAGTCTGATATCTATACAAGAAGTTGTGCTGATTATGGTGTTATAGTGGGAAGGGTTAGTGCTAATAATGGTTTTGGTCTTCCAAATGCCAGAGTCTCTATTTTTATTCCTATCGAAAGTGTTGACGAATCTAATCCAATTATTCAAAGTATCTATCCATATAAATCAATTACGGATAGAAATGATGATGGATATAGATACAATTTATTACCATACGAAAAATCATATTCAAAACACGCTGCCACAGGTACCTTACCATCAAGAACTGATGCGTTAACGGGTGCAACTGCGGTTGAAATATACGACAAATATTACAAGTTTACTGCCAAGACAAATGAGAGTGGTGACTATATGATTATGGGTGTTCCATTAGGTAACCAAACTATTGTAATGGATGTTGACTTATCTGATATTGGTGAGTTTTCGTTGACCCCTCAAGATTTAATCAGAATGGGTAGAGCAACTGAAGCTCAAGTTGCTGGAAATCAGTTTAGAACCTCAACAGACCTTAATTCATTACCACAAATAGTTAATTTAACAACAAATGCTGAGATATCTCCATTGTGGGGTGACCCCGATATATGTCAAATAGCAATTAATAGAATTGATTTTGATTTAAGGAACGATGCAAATATCGATATCCAACCCACATCGACATTTATGGGTTCTGTATATTCTACTTCGGATGCCTACAGGGTTAGAAGAAATTGTAAGCCAAGAGATAACATGGGTAATTTATGTTCGCTACTTGCGGGGCCTGGCCAAATTTTAGCAATAAGACAAACAATACAACAAGACTCAGATGGTAATCCAATATTGGAACTATATCAATTAGAACAGGCTGGAAATGTGATTGACGGTAGTGGAACGTGGTTAATTGAATTACCAATGAATTTAGATTACTTGGTGACAAATCAATTTGGTGAAAAAGTTTTATCTAATGACCCAACTATTGGTATTCCAACAAAGGCAAAGTATAGATTTAAAATAAAATGGCAACAACCGACGGCTTTAACCACTCAAACAAGAAGACCAAATTATTTAGTTCCAAATATTAAAGAATATGGTCCCGATAGTAGACAGTTGGAAAGTTCTTATTATTTTGGATTGGCTTGGAGTGGATATACAAATGGATTTACAGGAACTCAAAAAATAGACAGATTAAATGAAGCGATTGATTGTGAGGATACATTTTATGAGTTTAAATTTAATCGAGTTTATACTGTTGCCGGATTAATTGATGAGTATAAAAAAGGGGCTAAAGGTAGATTTATTGGAATTAAAGAAATAGATAACGAAGATTGTGCAAGTTCAGTTAATAAATTCCCTGTAAATGACGGATTTAGAAACTTTGATTTGTTATTCTTTGTGTTTTCTATTTTATTTACAATAATTCAACCAATCGGTATTTCGGTTTTAATTATTGCGCATATTTTAATTTGGTTGTATAATTTAGTTTTAGAATTTTTATGTTGGATATCCGGTATTGGAATCGGAAGACCAATTAATTGGTATCCTTTTTCAAAATGGAAAAAATATTGTAGTAAAAGAGATTTTACAATAAAATTGCCAATGATTACATATCCTGATTGTCAGGCGTGTGATTGTAGTTCAAGTACACAAACAATGCCTGCTTTAAATCAAAGTACTAATTCGTCAGGATTCTTGAGTTATCTTTCATCCCCATCAAGTTATGAAAATTCATTGACAGATTATTTTTCAGCCTATACTTCTAATTCAAGTTCAGCGGCGATAGCTTATAGTGAAGCATTGGCGGGTCAAAACACTGCGGCGTTTATTAATAATCCTAATGTGTATAAGTTACCTTTATCGCAAAGTGTAACAATTATTAATGCGGATTTGAGTTTGCCGGCACACGCATCATCAAAATCATTACCATTGGGAGAACGAGTGAATCTATTCAATCAACGAAAAAATTATTTCACGGGCAAAAACAAAATTAAAGTAACTTTTGCCAAAGATTCTAATAACGGAAAATATCATTATGATAACACTTTGACCGTGTTATCAACACAACAATTTACTGCTGGTGATTTATTAACTTTTGTTAATATAAGTGGAACAACGGATACAAACTACTTGTATACTGCGGATACAATTAATGGTATTGAAACAGGAATAAGTGGTACCTCATATAATGGTCCAGGCGCGACAACAATTAATGTTAGTTATGCAACTTCACAATATACTAATTCATCTACAATAGTTTACAATCTTCCGTACGGGTCTGTGGAAAACAATTATAAATTTCCTGCAGACGTAGAATATTTTCAAGTAGTAACTGCATTGACGGTATCTCAAGCAGCGGCAATTTGGAATAGTAATGACTCACAATCATTTCCAAATCTTTTTGAATCAACTACGGATGTTGATTTTTGGGTCAAAGAAACAAATGGTACTAGATTTGCATATGATAGTGCACATAGTGTTAGTTTAAAGGCTTCAAACTTCTATTATGATTTTGAGAATCAATATGTTTTAGTCTTACAAAGAGGTGTTGACCCCTATTCTCCAAAATACAAAAATGAATATAGTTTGGGTAATATATTTGGAACTAATGAATCGGATTCTAATTGGACTTTTACTGCTGAAACAAGGCTTAATATACCAATACAACAATTAACAAATACATCAACATCAATACAAGGATACAATAATCAAAGTGATATTTTTTATCAATCATATTTCTTTAGTCCTGGTATTAGTGGAAGTACTGTTGCGGGAGGCCAATTCACAGGATATACAACAACCAATACCGCATATTACGGTATTTTGAGTTCTGAAATAAGCACTACATATGGTACAACAAATAGTGGAGAAATAATTTCAAAAACATCTAATGGGTTCTATGATAATAGTCCAAATAGTGGTTTCTATGATAGTTCTGAAGATTTATCAGGTGCGGCGCTAATGGGATGTGTTGATTATGTAAGAAGTGGTTATACCCCTTTTGAGTTTCAAAATTATTTTGCATATTCATATTATACCAACAGTATATTTTCTAATTTTGCTAATTCGATAACAATTAGTACTTCTCAATTGAATGTAATGAGAACAGATAGATTACCATCTTCAGATTCGTTAGATGGTGGAAGTTTTAGTACTAACCCTTCATTATTACAACAGAATAATAACTTTGCAATATACTCTCTTAACACAGATAGTGACGATGTACAAAGTTCTGTATTTACAACAGGTGCAAATATAGTAACACCTGATTTGGGAGGTCTTACTAATTCAGTAAAGGTTTTGGAAAGTTTCAACTGTGAATCCATGGTGGGTTTGAAATGTTATCAAGGATTTGGGACTAATTTTGAAATAAATCAACAATGTACTGTGGATGATGCGGTTGAAAATGGTTGTTATTTATTTATGAGAAGACCATTAACAGATTTAGTTAAAGATTTAGGTACGTTTGGTGAGTGGGGCTTTAGATTTAGATTTTTCTATGGTTTATGTAGAGGAGTTCTCTCCCAATCATTTATGAATAATTGGGTTAATGGTAGTTTGTATATGTTCCCAGTACAAGTTGACACTAGATATAATAGTAGAAATCAACCATATTCATTATTTTGTACGGATTTAGTTCATTTTAATAGTGAAACAAATAATTTCTATTATAGAAGTAGCCCATTTAATAATAGTAGTAAGAAATTTATTGGTATTAATGGACCTGATGGAAGTGTAAATGTTAGGAATTTGTTATTTCCAACAACTATTATCAATTTGGGAATGAAAGATTATTTCTATCAAGAAGTTAGTTTTGACCCAACAACCAAAGGATATATTATGCAAAACTTGGACTCAACAAGTTATGGTGATGTGTCGGATTTGGTTAATTTGTTTGTGATTTCAAGAATTACAGATGAAGGTTTTTTGAGTCAAATAATTGCTGTTGGAGATAATGCGTTAAATCAGTTATTTAGTAGAAATAATGTTAGTTTATTTAATCAAGCTAGAAGAATTGATGGTGATTTGGCTCAATTAATGTCAATTAACTCTGAAGAAGGGGTGATTAAGTTTTCTCCTGAATATTACGACAATGTCCCAGGCTCAACAACAGACCCAACAAATATATTAGGTACCGCTAATGACCCAACAATTGCCGTATGGTTTTCATCATCAACAAACGACATTCAATTTAAAGATTATGTTACACCTGGAAGAATTGACTTCAGAACTGATGATAATTCTAACTATTACCCATATCCTTATGGTATTAAATCACAAGTAGTTCCATTCTACCAATGGAAATTAAATAATACAACAACGATATTTGGTAACCAATATAATAGTTGGGCAACTGGTCTTGAAGACATAGTTCAAAACCAAAGATATCAATCTTTAGATAGAACTAAGTTAACTCAACCAAATTATTTTAGACCATCAACATCAAGTGTTAATGATTTATATGCGAGAGGATACATATTCAGTGTGGATTCTAATGGAGTTTACTCAACGGTTGGTGCCACAAGCGATAAATTTATTGTTGGAGCACCTTTCCAATTTTATTTTGGTGTTATTAAAGGAGAATCAGCATTAGATAAATTCAAAACAAAATATTCTATAATTGAATAACTATAAAATCATACCAAGTAATTTAGAGTACCAATCAGCACCATCTGTTGACCAAGAAATTTCTATTTCATTAGAAGAAAAAAGTCAGGGTATTATAGAATATGATAGAAGTAGTACTATTAATTTGGCCCAAGTATATGATGACGAAAGACAAGATTGTTTGATTTTTAGACCCACTTTTAAAGTAACATATCTTTATGGGAATACTTACACAGGAACAACAACCTATACTCCGTTTCAATACAATTTATATTATACTCAACCTGAAGTATCTAAAGGTAGTGGAACATGGAAAGGATTACCTCAATATTATGAATTTGATTTCTTCAGACCTAGTATTACTGACCAACATGTAGACTACAAAGCAAAAAGTGCTTATACATATAATTGGACTTATTATTTAAGTTATGGTCATAGTAATAATTATGATAAGCAGTTATATTATTCTTTAAACAATACAAACTTAACTTGGACGGCATCCACAGGGATTCCATTTGTTATTAATAATAGTACACAAAACGGAAGTCCAATAGTTGCGTTTCAATGTATTGCTCCTCATGGACTTACTGTTGGAGAGTATGTTGAATTATCAATATCTTACAACGGTAAAAATTTATTTCAGGTATATTCGTTAGGTAATGATTTATTCAGTAGTGATGAATATATCTTTAGTATCTATAATATTGGATATACGGGAAACACATTTCAAAATAAAACCGTTGGAACATTTAAAAGAGTTACTAATCCTGATAATATTATAGAAACTAAATCTAAGTATTATGTTAGAACACATAAGATTCTAACAAATATCGACGATATGGTTATGGTTAAGGCTGGATTTGAAAAGAACGTGTTTAGCGAAATTAAAAAATTAGAATATAGTTCAATTACTCCTGATAATGTTACAAGAATATCACAATTAACAAGTAGTAATGCATATAGTGCTACTGTAAATTATGATTTAAATTTACGTAATGTATTAGATAATCAAAAACGACCAATTAGTGAATTGTTCTTAACTATTATTAATAAAGGTTATAGTGGATACTTTAACGCTCCGTTCAATAATGTGGGACTGAAACAAGGATGGGAATTTAATTTAACTAAAGTATCTAACAGTTATTGGAGTACAACTAACGATAAATCAAATTCTAACATTCCTGTCTCTTCTTACACAAGAAGTGAGAATGGAAGAACGTATACATTTTATTTCAATACGGACTTAAAGAAAGATGATTTAATTGATGGTGATTTTTGTGAGTGGAATGATTACGAACAAACGGAAAGAGTTATCTCACCTTATTATCATAAAATAAAGTATAATCAAAGAATTTTTCAAACAACAAGAGAAACGGACCAAAACTCGCCAGGATTTTATTATACTCCTCATAATAAGATGACTCTTAGAGTATTTTCCGACTATGTTGAAACAGGAGATGTTAAATTTATAGACCAAGTTCCATCGTATTCTTATTTCTCAAATTCTGACCAACAATTTAGATGGAGAGATTTGTATGGTTTTGGATTTAAAGATAATTTAAAACGAGGAGTAGACTATCCATTCTTCAATACCGCCCAATATCCATTCACGGATATTGTTTTCAGATTAATACCCGAAGGAATAAACTTCAATTCATCATTACTTGGAATTGATTACCCTATTAAACCGTTGATAGATGGATGTGAATAAATATATTATGAGGGGGGATAACTTTACTGACAAACAAGTTAACATCCCCGTTAGGTTAGATTGGGATTATCTGGGTCTTGACCAAAGTATTGATTTGTATGAGCAAGAAATTATTACCGAAGTTATTGGTGTGGGTAGAGACTTTGAAGTTGATAGATTTGCCAACGCTCCGTTTTCGGGAGCATCTCAAGAAACTGCAATCAAGTATCAGTTTTATTTTTATTCTGGCGGAACATTAACTGACCCAACAAATTGGAGATTAGACTATAGAAGTGAGGGATTTTCTACAGGAAACATATTTTACTACGAAAATAATTTTGCAAACTCATTTTTCAAATTGGATTTGTATGATACAACGGATGATAAGAGACAAAAGAATTATATTACAATAATAATTCCAACACAACAAGGATTAAAGAAAGATGCAATAATGCAAAGAACTCCAGTTACAATTAATATTCCCGATTTTGTTTTGGATTATGTTGGAGATAAAGAGGGTTATTTTATTTATTGGTTAAAGAAAAGAACTTTCATTGACTTAGATACTTTTTACATGTCAGCAAAATTCTATAATGCGGACACAGGAACCTTTACAAAAATGATGACAGTGCCACAATCTACACTTCAAGGAGAACATAATTTCGATAATCTAACATATTTCTATTATCAGGTTAAGTTAGATTACGATAAAAGAACATATCAAGTGTTTAATACAATCACAGGCAACAGAGAGGGAACACCACTCCCAATAAAATGGTATGAATACGTTAACGCATAATGGCAGATTATAGATTTATAGTATCACCAGAAAATATAATAGGAGACCTATCAGTTGTTGATTGGAGAGGTGAAAGTGTTGGTGTTTATTCTGGTATGAGTAAAGTATTAAGTGGAAACACTTATGGTACTTCTTTGTTAACAGGTCTTACACTTAATATTGTTTTAACACAAACTGCGGTTGATGCTGGTTATTACACACCATTTGACGGAGCGGTGATGCAAAAAGATGTGGTATCTAATTTTATATTCTCATCTACAACCGATGACCCATACAGAGTTTACGTTTATAATACTTCAAGTGAGTTTCAAAAGTTTTTGGATTTATCTAAGTATGTGATTCATTGGGGAGATAATTCACAACCTCAAGCAATTACAACCTATACTCCTAATTCTATTTCACATGTTTATCCTTCGGCTAATAAAACATATACAATAAAATTAGAACAAGTTAATCCGTGGGGTGTTATTAAAGTTGAGAAGAACGTTACTTTACCTTATTCTGCGGTTACAATTTATAATCAACAAGGCACTGCTTATTTTACACCTGCGGGCGGTAATTGGTTTGGAACACCGGTGAGTTACGATTACATATTTTCAGGTGACGCTGTGAACGTAGTTTCTGCTCAAACATCAAACAATTATGTTAATGTTCCATTTGTTGTTTCAGGTTTGACTAAATCAAGGGTTACGGAACTCGCCTTGTACGGTAGTCCAAAATACCAAGTAGGAGTTCCTGTGATAAAGAACGGTGAAATTTGGGGTGCTATAACGAATATGAGCGCTATCTATACGGCGTATACGATAACAGGAATAAACTTTTATGATTATGCCGATGGTACGAGCATATTCTTTGAAGAGTCATCAGGATTTACTGATAATAATTTAACAGCAGTACCAATAACAAAATTGGAATCATTACTTAAGGTAATGGACCAACCTCAAATACAAACAAACGTATTTTTGGAAAGAGGAAAGAATAGTGCATACGAAAGAATCCAAAGACTTGGAGAGGTGGATAATTTGGGGGACATGTTAAATTATGGGTATGGATTTTTCGATGTGCAAAAGGCACCTTAAACTATTTATTAAAAAACTAAATTATGGCAATAGGTTCATACGGTACTATAAGACCAAGTGATGTTTCACCTCAAGATGTGGATATCATTATGACTTACACTCCTACAAGAGATGTGACCGATAACTATACCCTTACTACATTAGATGCTCAGAGCGTCTTAAAACCCTACTTCAATAATTCTGAAACAGGTGGAAATGCTGGTGTTGAAGTATTGGGTGGATTGTATAATCTTACATTACCGGCAGAACAATTTAATGCTCTTGGGATTTATACATTATATTTAAGACCTGCACAAATAAGAACAGTAATTACGGATTGTGGTGTGTTAAGTGCTTTACCTAATGTTAAAGGTATTGTGATTGATTTAACAAATGTGCCAGTACAATATCAAAACAAATTTGTACCCCAAGGACTTGTTGGATTTAGAATTGAATATTTGAATCCTGACGGTTCTAAAATACCTAACTTCTTTAGAGTTGTTACTTCAAGTTTTTTCTGTGAACCAGTTGTAACTAATGAAGTTAATACTACTCAAAAATCTGTTAGATATAGATATGTTGATGGAAGTGCAAACTTGTTATTCTTAACATTATCACCATCGTCATCACCAACAAACAAACCAAACGCTACACCATTTATTGGACAGCCAAATCAAAGTATTATTATTTCAAACACATACTTCAATCCAATTTCACTTGAAGTAGAAATGGTTGAATACGATATTTCATCTCTTGCGATTGCTCTATTTGGTAATCAAACTAAATCTATTGATGACGGTATCTACACTATTTACGATGCTCAAAATAACATCTACAGACAGTACAATCTTTATGAAATTAGAGACCAATACAATGCGTTGTTATATGAGGTTAGACAAAGTAGAGGTAATAATATTGATTTCAGTAAGAACTTTACAAACATAACAGGATAATGGCAACATCGATAAAAAGTACCAAATATTTTTATCCGCCGAGACCAGGTAGTGGAGCAGCGACTTTCTCGGACAACATTGTTGGTTTACAAACCGTACAAGGTGGTGGTCTAACGCAAGGTAATTTTGAATTCACTACGGGAATAACTGAAAAGGTTAATAGAAAGTTTAACGTTGGGGCATTCTCAGAACCAATGACTCTCGACAGTATGAATATCGAGGATTTGGCAGAAAGTAGACGAATTATGGCTACTCAGTTTAGAGTATATCCTAACTACGACGTTTCTCAGGTTCTTAACTTTTCAATGTATGGTGCGTTATCTAAAAGATTTAGTGTTTCCGTATTAAAAATCATTAATTATTTTCCAGCATCAATTGACGTGTTGTTTAACAATACTTCATTTGTTACTGGAGCAACAGCCTACGATGTAGTGTATGATTCAGTTCAGGATGAAACGCGATTTAAAGTTGATGTTGATAGATTTAACAATCCGTTTGATATAGATTATTCTTTTAGTGCTTCAACTAATTTAAGTGTGAGAGAATTAGAGGTTTCTCCCTACAGAAATTTATACAACACTTATCTTGATTATTGTATTGCGTTCACAAATGACCAAGGAGAAAACAATTTGTTTAAAGTTGTTGGATTTACACCTTCGGAAAGTTTGACAAGCGGACATCTTGAATTTTATGTTCAAGGGTCTCCGTTTGGTACAGGAAATACTGACACATATTTGAATTATGTAATTAGACCAAACGATTATATTGTTGATAAAGTATTTTTAGAAGCGTTTGATGAAGTTGAAAAGTTTCTTGTTAATAGATTAGTTACTCCTGAATATACTGCGACATTCCAAGTACCACAACAAAACGAAGCAGGACAATTTTATACAAATAATCAACAAGTGACATGGCCAAAAGACGGTTTGTGGAATTTGGATATTAGGTCATTTAGTTTTGATGATTATTTAACGCAACTTCAAGATATTGCGGTTAATTTAGATAGTTTTAAAACTAATTTAATTTCAAGATTCTTAGTGAGTGACTCATTAAAAGAGTTTGATACTCTTGGAAGAAAGGTTGAAAAGGTATTTCAAATTTACGGTAGAAGTTTTGATGAGGTTAAACAATTCATTGATGCGTTGGCTTATATGAACTCAGTTAACTACAATCCTGAGAATGATATACCATCTCAATTATTAGTTAACTTGGCTCAAACATTAGGTTGGACATCTAATTTCTCACCAATTACAGAAGAGAATTTTTTAGAGTCTATATTTGGTAACACTAATACACCAACTTACCCTGGTTATGCAAGGGCGTTGACACCAACAGAAATAAATTACGCCTTTTATAGAAATCTTATTTTGAATGCCGCTTATTTGTTTAAATCTAAAGGAACAAGAAGGTCGGTTGAATTTATTATGAGATTGATAGGCGCTCCTGACTCGTTAATTGAATATAATGAGCACATTTATTTAGCCGACCAAAGAATTAATCTTGACCAATTTGAAACACAATTCGCTCAAATATCGGGAGGAACTTATGTAAACGAATATCCATCTTACATCCCTGGTGCAACCTATAAAGTTAAGGGAAAAACATATACGGCCTTCACAACAAGTACCGTTTATGAGGACACAACAATAAGATTGGAAGATTATCCAATGGATGCTGAAGGTTATCCTAAGGCACCTGTTGATACAGAATCTTTCTTCTTCCAAATTGGTGCGGGTTGGTATGAAACAACTCCACAACATAGGAGTCCTGATAATGTGGTAGTTACAGGAAATATTTACACAGGTCAAAACTATGATATTCAAACTCAGTTACAACCATTCACTTATGGTCAAACATACTTGGATAGATTTAGAGATTTCCCTTACATGACGGAAGGATTTAAATTGAGAAAGATTGTTGATAATAATAAGTCTTGGTTAAAAGATGATGAAAAGATTAGAGTATCAACTCAAGGAGATTATAATGCGTATTACTTTGTTGATAATGAGAAACTTGTTTTGAATGTTAAAAATGTGGATATCTTTATGAATCCAGGACAAGGTTTAACTTATGCTATTTGGGATACATCAAGACAATATGATTATCCTATTCCTGAATCAGGATTAACTGTTGGATATCCTGTTCCAGGTGGAGTGGATTGGACTTATGTTGACCCTAAGCCAAAGAAAAAAACATTCTTTGAGTTCTCACAAACTTTTTGGGAGAATATGATTAATGTTAGAAATAGACAATACATTACCGATGGTAAAACAGGTGGATATCCTACATTACAATCGTTATGGTGGAAATATATTCAATCTAGAGATGCTGATGTTCCTACAAACCAATACACTTATCAAAAACTTATTGATTATGTTGAAGGTATTGGACCTTATTGGTTAAAATTGGTGGAACAAATGATTCCTGCAACAACAATTTGGAATGGTGGTATCAGATATGAAAACTCTATTTTACAAAAACAAAAGTTTGTGTATAGAAGACAACGCGGTTGTCAATTCATACCTGTGCCTGTTGACCCTTGTTATATTATTGGAAACATATTCCAATATAATTGTGCAATTGAGTATGTTGATTTTTACATATATCCGTGGTTAAATGGTGATACAAACGTATCTAACTTTAGTGCGATATTGAATAATAGAGTTACAGCGCTATTAGTTCAAAATAATTTATCTCCAACACAATGTATTGCGGATTCAATTGAATCAAATTGGTATGTGGATTTAAAGATTGGAACCGACACAGTAATACATCAATTATTTTATACAGGATACGGAAGTACTGATGTACCAACAAATAGACAATGGAGAAATGCTTTAATTGCGACTTTACCAAGTTTATATGATTATGGGTTTACATACTTCTTAAATGGTAATAATTTAAGAATTACAAGTTTAACGTGTGAACCAAGAAATTTAGAGGAAATAATAAGTTTAAATACTGGTATAATGATAAATATAAATTGTAACAATAATTAATGGCACAATTCAATTACATATTACAAATTACTGGTGACTGCCAATCGGTAGGTGCTGGTGCAATTACCATAATACCAACAGGAGGTACATCACCTTACACTGTCCAATGGACAACACCTGACTTAGGAGAAGACCAAGCGGTTTTATCTTCAACAAGAACTGGATTATATCCTGATACATATGTTATTAGAGTTAATGACTCTACGTTGCCAACAAACCAAGAGTTTTACATTAACATACCTGTTTCAGATGGTGTTTGTGCAAGCATTCTTGGTATTTCAAATACTACTTGCCAACTTAACAATGGTTCGATTACAGGAACTTCAACATCGGATTACTCATCAACAAATTATTATTTATTTGATGGTTCCGAAAATTACATCACTTCCGCATCGACAAATATATCTACAGTTGTTTTTAATAATCTATCTGTGGGAACTTATTTTTTAGAGGCTCAAGATTTAGGGGGATGTACGGGAAGAAGTGAAACAATTATAATTGAAGAATCTTTACCATTTGATTTTGGATTATATGCCGTTCCTAACTCAAGTTGTGGAGGGACACCAATAGGTAAAATTTTAGTCACAGGTATGACAGGTGTTGCACCGTATTCATACCTTTGGAGTGATGGAACAACGGGAAGTACATTAACGGGACTAACTGCTGGTGCATATTCTGTTCAAATAACCGATAGTAAAGGTTGTGTTGTTGCTCACGGTACAAATATTACTGATGTATCAACCTTAGGGTTTGGTTCATTTACTGCAACAACACCAACTTGTTTACAGCAAAACGGAAGTGTTACCTTAACTATTACAGGAGGGACTGCGCCATATTACTACTCCGCGTCAACAGGAGACGTTTTGATTTCGTATTCTCAAGAATATACTCTTAGTAATTTAACTGCGGGTCAATATAATTTTTTGGTTACCGACGCGGCATTTTGTACGGTAAGTGCAGGAACTACATTACAAACCCCTCAAGGTATAACAAGTGTGTCAGTAATAGCATCTAATTCAACTTGCTCAAGTACAGATGGTTCAATTCTTATAACAGTTGTTGGGGGGACATTACCATATACATATACCTTAGTTAAGCCTGATGGAAGTACAAGTGCATTTACAAATTCTCAAACAAGTTTTGTATTTCCAAGTCTTACAACAGGTACCTACACAGTTGCTGTAAGTGACACATCAGGTTGTTACTATATGGATGAAAAAACTATTTATGCCGAAAACAAGTTCACTATCACAACAAATGTTACAGGTACATCCTGTAATCAACGAAACGGAAAAATTGTAGTTACAAGAACTACAGGTGGAACAGAACCTTTTGATTTTTCTTTGGACGGAATAACAAATATTTTAGATACAAGTTTAACTGCTGTCACATTTTCTAATGTAGTGTCAGGACAACATATTGTTACTGTTACCGATGCTACAGGTTGTACTCAAACTTCAGTTGTTTATGTTCAACCAAGTGCACAATTAGATTTTTCATTATATTCTACTTCATGTGGGGATGGTTCAAGTGGTACAATTACAGCTTTTATTACATCAGGAACTCCACCGTTCACATACAGATGGTCAAATAATGTTTCAGGTAATCCACAACAAATACAAGTATCAGGATTAACTGCAGGAACATATAGTTTGAATATTACAGATGCGGGTGGGTGTACATTAACTAGAAGTACTACAATTGATTGTGCAACATCATATGTTTCTTATGAAACTTACGTAATGGGTGCTGAAGTTATTCAAGTTCAGTCACCAACTAAGTATGGTTTACTTCAAATGATGAACGAAGGATTTGCAGACCTCACAACAGGAAACACTAATTGTGATTTGGTTACCGCAACATTCAATGCTCAAGTACTTGTTAATCCATTAGGAACTTCAGTCACAGTCCCATTCTTCACTTCAACATCATTAAATGTTGCACCAAGTGATAATTTATGGTATGACACAATTAGAGGAATATTGTTAGGTATTAATGGTGTTGGTAATGTTACAATTGACCAACTTAATAATCAAATAACAATTGAAACAAGCCGAACTAATAATTCATTAAACGGACAGGAAATCATTATTAAATTGAGTATTGTCTATGATATAATGTGTTTAACATGACGCAGATAAGAATTGACTTGATATCGGGGGGTACTTACCCTATAACTGTTAGTATTGCTGATGTTTACGGTAATAATTTAACAAACATTGCCACAATTACAACAGGCCCTGTACCACCAACTGAAACGTATAATTCGGGTAATACAACAATTCCTGCAATATTCAATAATGCACCTCAAATAATGTTATTATTGACAGATGCGAATGGGTGTCAAGTATTCAAAATTCTTGATTGTACATTTGGATGTGCTTTTGAAATCACCGTTAATCTTGTTTCTTGTGTGGTTGATATTAATATTCAGGAGGCAAATTGTTCGTTTAGTTTAAACGTTGAAGGTGAGTCTTGTGAATGTTCTATTTTTACAATTGAGGTGTAAAAAATAATATACTTATTTTTAATTAAATAATTCTACTCAAATAATATATCCGTGGTATTTATTAAATAAAAATCTGCGGATGTCAACTTATTCCATAATTGTAACTAATAACGCTCCTGGTTGTAATAACGATATTACACAACAACTATCTGTTTCAGGTTGTTCATCTTATATTGTAAGACTTTCATCAACTTCAAATGCTCTCGGACCATTTAATGTATACATAGATTCAATTCTAACAACTCCTATTTATTCTGCCCAAACAAGAACACAAATGTTGAATGGTGTTGTTGTTACATTTGAATGTGTTACGCCAACTCCTACTCCAACACCAACTCCAACATCCGCTGCGGTAACACCAACAAACACTCCAACAAATACGGAAACACCAACAGTAACACCAACGAATTCTGCAACGCCAAGTGAAACACCGACTCAAACACCAACACCAAGTATAACTGCTAGTCAAACACAAACACCTACTCCATCAATCACGGCAAGTCAAACACAAACACCAACACCAAGTATAACAGCATCACAAACTCCATCACAAACGCAAACACCTACACCATCGATTACTGCGAGCCAAACTCAAACACCTACACCTAGCATAACTGCAACACAAACTCAAACACCTACACCTAGTATAACGGCATCACAAACTCAAAGTCCGACTCCAACGAAGACTCAAACCCCAACTCCAACATATACTCAAACTCCATCGCCTAGTGCACCGCAATCATTACCTGCTTATTTATTCATTGAACCGACATCGGCAAATACACAATTCTCAGGATATTTCTTATCGGTTAGCTCACCTGGAGTATTCCGTGGATTCTCAAATGGTTTAGCTCTTTCAACAAATCCTATTACCTATAATACACAAATGAATAACTATATTCAGTTTTCAGGATGGGGTGGAACTGCTCCATTGATTGGAACAGGAACAACATCAAGTGTTTCAGGAGGAAACGATGCATACGGTAATCCAATTACAGCATATCTATTCCAAACATATAGAGTTCCTGCAGGAACTGTGGCGGGAGATGCTTGGTATACATGGATTGTACCGACAGCATCAACAAATAATCAGATAATTTCTCAAGTTGGTTATAACAATGCTGGTAATCCAAATTCATTAACAGCCGTAAATACACAGTCATCAATTTACAATTTAACTGTTACAACAACTGGCTCAACGATACCAGTTGGTGTGTATAGAGTTTACTCAACATATACTTCACCAACATTTAGAATAAACGGTTCAGTAAACGATATTTACTTTAAAGGTAATACATTAATATAAAGAATAAAAAAATAAACTAAGAAATGAGTTTCAAATATCAAAACCCCACATCCGACGTTGTATTAAATGGACCAGATAGTGTCTCGCTTAATAATAATACGGGTACTAATTTCAGTGTCTATAATATTGGTGGATACATGGAAGTCTACTCAATAAGCGATTTAGACTTCGTAATCCCTCCTGGTGATTCAGGTACTATCCTGTATTCAGGAAATACGATTCCAATCAACTACCAATATGGTACACCTATTTCAGCACCCAATGCTGTTACAATTAATAATGACCAAATTTCTTCTGGTAGAAGAAGATTGGGCATGTCAGTTTATGTTATTGAAGACGACACAGTTTATCAATACGTAATTGATAATTACGTTGCGTTATGGGATGCTGCTGAAACTTCAGGTTCTTTGATTCCTGTTGGTGGTGGATATCAGTGTTATGATGATACTGTTGCAGGTACGAACTTTGTTAATGCATGGTTTAATTCATCAGTTGAAGGTGTTAGTGGGGCTACACACGAAACTGCTAGATGGAAAATATTTTATGGTACTGATTGGCAAATTACAGGTGGAACCTATAATAGTGGAACAACAACCTTAGATTTATTTAATAATACTGGCGGAACAATATCAATTACAGGATTTACGGGAACTGTAACTGGTGGAACTTATAATAGTGGAACTTCAACTTTAACTTTAAATAATAGTGATGGTACTGCGGTATCAATTACAGGTATAACTTCAGGGTCAGGCTCAGCATTACAAGTTAGTGATGGTGTAACAACGGTGAATCCTGTTTCTGGAATTACTTTTAATGGTGCAACTGTGACAAATAACGGTGGTGGAAATATTACTGTCACAATTACAGGCGGAACTTCTGGTTCATCAGGAACATCTGGCTCAAGCGGTTCTTCAGGAACTAGTGGTAGCTCAGGTTCTTCAGGAACTAGTGGTAGCTCAGGTTCTTCAGGAACTAGTGGTAGCTCAGGTTCTTCAGGAACTAGTGGAAGCTCAGGTTCTTCAGGAACAAGTGGAAGTAATGGTACAGATGGTTCTTCTGGTACAAGTGGAACAGATGGCTCTTCTGGTACAAGTGGAACAGATGGCTCTTCTGGTACTTCAGGTACTGATGGTTCATCAGGAACTAGCGGTACGGATGGTTCATCAGGAACAAGTGGAACAGATGGTTCTTCTGGAACTAGTGGTTCAGATGGTTCTTCAGGAACAAGTGGTGCTGACGGTAGCTCGGGAACTAGCGGTACGGACGGTAGCTCGGGTACTAGCGGTACGGACGGTAGCTCGGGAACTAGTGGTTCAGATGGTTCATCAGGTACAAGTGGAACTGACGGAAGTTCAGGTACAGATGGTTCAAGCGGAACTAGTGGTACGGACGGTAGTTCAGGTACAAGTGGAACTTCGGGAGTTAGTGGTATAGACGGAACCTCAGGTACAAATGGAAGTTCTGGAACTAGCGGAACAGATGGTTCTTCAGGTATAAGTGGAACTGACGGAAGTTCAGGTACTTCTGGTTCAAGTGGTGCAGATGGTAGTTCAGGAACTAGCGGAACAGACGGTTCTTCAGGAACATCTGGCTCAAGTGGTACGGATGGTTCTTCAGGTACAAGTGGTACGGATGGTTCTTCAGGAACAAGCGGAACAGATGGTTCATCTGGTACGAGTGGTATAGATGGTAGTTCGGGAACTTCGGGTTCTAGCGGAACAGACGGTTCTTCAGGTACAAGTGGTACGGATGGTTCTTCAGGTACAAGTGGTACGGATGGTTCTTCAGGAACAAGCGGTACGGATGGTTCTTCAGGAACAAGCGGAACAGATGGCTCTTCTGGAACAAGTGGAACAGATGGCTCTTCTGGAACAAGTGGAACAGATGGCTCTTCTGGAACAAGTGGTGCTGACGGTAGTTCGGGAACAAGCGGAACGGATGGTTCCTCAGGAACAAGTGGAATAGATGGTAGTTCGGGAACTTCAGGTTCTAGTGGTACTGATGGTACTAATGGTTCATCAGGAACTTCAGGATTGAGTGGTGTTAATGGTTTAGATGGTGCAGACGGTTCATCAGGAACAAGTGGTATAGACGGTTCATCAGGAACTAGCGGAACAGATGGTTCTTCAGGAACTAGCGGAACAGATGGTTCATCGGGAACTAGCGGAACAGATGGTTCATCTGGTACGAGTGGTATAGATGGTAGTTCGGGAACTTCAGGTTCAAGTGGTACAGATGGTTCTTCAGGTACAAGCGGAACTGACGGAAGTTCAGGAACAAGCGGTACTGACGGTTCTTCAGGAACTTCAGGTTCAAGTGGTACAGATGGTTCATCGGGAACTAGCGGAAC